CCGCTTGCGGTTGGGGCCGCCCGCCAGGGCCCGCCGGAGGCGGCGGTTACATTTTCACATTTGTTAATATTAGCTTGACAATGTAATTGTTGTTTGATTGTCAAGTACAAATAATGGATCTGGAAAATGTTAGAAGAAGTGATGATGGAAGAAGGGAGGTTGAGTCCAAACAGCACAGGAACTGGGTGTTTACTATCAACAACCCAAAGGATGATGACATTACCAGAATACGATCTTTGGAAGGCAAGTCCGTTAAGTATTTGCGATGCAAGCCTGAGCGAGGTGAAAACGGAACCTTGCATTTACAAGGACTCGTTGTGTTTGCAAATGCCCGAACCTTTAACGGGGTTAGAGCATGTTTCGGAGCAGCCCATTTGGAAGTTATGCGAGGATCTATTAACCAGGCCCTCGAGTACGTCGAGAAAGAGGAGACGTCCGCGATCGAACAATACCCAGTTGGAGACATCGAATTCGGCACTAGGCCTAGGGCCGGAACAGGTGGACAAGGTGGTCGATCGGATTTGCATGATGTGTATGACGCAATTAGACGCGGTGAAAGAGGCGTTGAACTTATTGAAGCAAATCCAATCGCGTATATGAAGTTTTATCGAGGGATTAACGATGTTGTAAGTCATTACGAGGAAACGCGTAGATTTAAAACAGAAGTATTTTGGTATTATGGCGGAACCGGGACTGGTAAATCAAAAAAGGCTTTTGAAGATGCGGAAGGAGCCGGTACCGTTTATGTTAAGGATCCTAGCACTAATTGGTGGGACGGTTATTGCGGCCAGCATAGTGTTGTTATTGACGATTTTAGGCGTGATATGTGTACATTCTCCGCCTTGCTTAGATTGTTTGATCGGTACCCTTTGCCTATACAAGTTAAGGGAGGTTATCGTCAATTTATTTCGAAAGTGATTTATTTAACAACTCCTAAAAATCCGAAGGATACTTGGGAAGGACGTACGGAGGAGGATATTAAGCAATTAGAAAGGCGTATTACTAAAGTTGTTCATTTTAGTGGATTTTAGTAATTATATTTTTATTGTTAAATAAGTACAATTAATACAAAATGGAATTAGGAAGACCTTCGAAGAGAACTAGAGGTGGTACACCTTTATCAGCTCAAAAAAAGGGGCAAATTGCATCAATTAGGTTTAATAAGTTGCACCCTTGGAATGATTGGGGAGCATCGCGTGTAATGAGAGGTAGCGATATAAGTTTACAGTCTTTTGGACCTTCGTACAGGGAAGCTACGGATGTACAAAAGGCTAATCGTAAAGTTACTGGTTTTACTGGCAGAGGCCAGTATTTGAGACAGTTAGGAGAGATGGCTGGAGGCCGATTAGGTGGCATGGCAGCGCAACGTATGGGTTTTAGTAGAAGTGCTGGTAAAAAATACGGTGCGATGGCAGGTGGCGCTCTTGTGAGAGCATCTGGATATGGCGAGTATAAGCTGCGTGGTCATAACCATGTGTCAAATAATTTAATTGCTAGCACTAATACATTGTCAATGATGAGTGGTGATGCACATACTGGTGCAATTATTGTTACTCGTAGTGAATTGGTTAAAGACATCACACCAACTGCAAGTGGGTTTCAAACACAATTTAGTTGTGATATTAACCCAGGATTGAATGAGTTAAATGGTGGGTGTTTTGATTGGCTGAATCAAATTGCTCAGTACTATGAGCAGTTCGAGTTTGAACAGGTGTTGTTTGAGTACAAGAGTACGGTATCACCTGGAAATACTACTGCAGCTGGTACTGTTATTATGGCACCACTTCAAGTTGGTAGTAGCAATTATGTCGATAAGAATGCTATGTCTTATGCACAAGGTCAAGCATCCGCTGGTGTTGCTGAGCATATTCTGTGCGGTGTGGAGTGCCAACGCAATGAGGTTTATGGTGGTACTGTTAAACGCACTCGCGTTGGTGTTATTGATGGTGAGCTTATAAATTATGATTTAGGCCGGTTCCAGTTAGCTACACAAGATGCAACTGCAAATTTGAATATTGGTGAATTGTGGGTTCATTATACTGTAAGACTTAGTCAACCTCGGTTTGG